AGATTGCCTACATTTAGCAAGTGTAGGATCTTTCACTGAACTAATACAATGTGACAATCTTAATCATCCACTGTTACTCAAAGAATTTCTAGGAAATAGAATTAGCCTAGAGACACTCTGTGTACTAAATAGTATTATAAATTTAGTAGGGAGGTGGAAACTAGAGGAAGACTTTGATATAGTTTGGAAGGAGACCAAACAAAGAATAATTAAATACAGTCCATTTATCAACATAGAACCAAGAAGGTTTGCAAAAATCTTAAGGAAGGTGTTCGATGAATCTTGAAATCGAATCTTATCAGGGCGAGCTCTCAAAGCTTAGATTAACTGTTATAGAATTACAAAAGGAGATTTCTTTTTTGCAACACGAACTGGACTTAATTAAAAACCGGAACTACAATGAAAAGACTGTAGAGTCTGATAAATTTTGGTAAATCTTTTGCTAAGAATGCAAAATAACCGTTTACAAAGTAGTATAAATATGTTAATATACTACTATTGTTATGAACAATGTGGACAATCTTTATACAACGCAACACGGAGATACTAATATGACTACGTCATTCGCAGATCTTAAGCGCTCACGCAAGAGCGTATACGACAAAATCCTCGACGAAACCAATAAGATTCAAAACACCGGAGCCTCTTCTGGTGATGATCGCTTTTGGAAGCCTGAAGTAGATAAGGCCGGTAATGGTTATGCCGTTATTCGTTTCCTTCCTGCTCCACAGGGTGAAGAACTTCCTTGGGTTCGTCTTTTCTCTCATGGCTTCCAGGGTCCTGGTGGCTGGTATATTGAGAACTCTCTTACCACTCTTGGAAATGATGATCCGGTTTCAGAGTACAACTCTACTCTTTGGAATCGTGGTGATGAGGCTGGTAAAGATCAGGCTCGTAAGCAAAAGCGTCGACTTAACTACGTATCAAACATCTATGTAGTTAAGGATCCTGCACATCCTGAAAACGAAGGCAAGGTCTTTCTGTACAAGTATGGGAAGAAGATCTTTGATAAGCTTAATGATATGATGAAGCCTGAGTTTGAAGATGAGCAGCCAATTAACCCATTTGATCTATGGGAAGGCGCAAACTTCAAGATGAAGATTCGTAATGTTGAGGGTTATCGTAACTATGACAAATCTGAATTTGATTCAGTTTCTGTTTTAGATGAGAATGATGATCAACTTGAAAAGATCTGGAAGTCTCAATATTCTCTTAAAGAGTTCCTAGACGCAAAGCACTATAAGTCATATAATGAACTTAAGGCTAAGCTCTATCGAGTTCTTGGAGAGACAGTAGAAACATCTCGGGCTGATGAACTTGAGGAAGTTGCTCCATTTACTCCTAAGTTTACAGACAGCGATGTGAAGCCATCTGTGGAATCAACTCCAACTCCTTCGGTATCGATCGATACAGATGACGATGATGATCTTGAATATTTTCAGAAACTAGCGTCTAACGCATAAGAAAATATAAGGGAGGAAAAAGGGAGGCTTCGGCCTCCCTTTTTTTATTACCAATCTGCAAATGCCACATTATAGTCCGCAGCAACTTTTCTCATTAGAGTACTTTCATTGCTTCTGACATTCATTGAAGATCTATTATATGTTTGGTTGCTATTATTTACGTTAGTAGTAACTACAGCTCCACCACTCTGTGCTTGCTGAATTCTAGCCATATCTTCCATTTGTCTTTGTTTGATAAGTTGACCAAGAGTAGATGATGATGCATCTGGTGCAGTACCCATTGAAACATTTTGTGATCCGCCACCAGTTGGCTTTGGAACTGCAGCTATTTGTGGATTCATCATTCTAAAAGCTTTACCAAATCGCTCAATTGCAATTGAAGCTTCTGAAATAGTTTTTATTTCTCCATCATCAATATAGTCAGCAAATTCTTCTAGACCCTTACCAAACTTTTCTAAACCTTGACCAAGCAATGACCATTTAATTGTTTCAAGACCTTGTAAGTGATGGAAAGACTTGAACGTCTTGTTCATAATAATTCCGAAATCAGGACCAACTTTAGCTACTGCATCAGCCATTTGAGTAAGTGGTGTGATTGCTGTTGAAATTTTCTCAAAGCCTTTGGTATCAACATCACTAAATGATTTCAAACCATCAGCTAGAGATCGTACTGCAGAACCAGCAGTTTGTAGTTTAGCTGCTGTTTCTGGTTCTCCTAATACTTCAAATTTTCTAACATTTGAAATAGGATCATCAGCAACTCCAAAGAACTTAGCAAATGATTTACCAATTCCTTCTAAGAATCCACCAGATTCTGAAAGAGCTTTAATACCGGGTCCAAGTTGACCAATTGCAGGACCAACTTTAGCTATCTTATCTCCATCAACTTCAGAGAAAGCCATAAGCCCGCGGGCTGCAGATTTGAATTGTTCTTCTGGTCCGTCACCACCAAATAGTTTACCGATAGATCCAACGATTGAACCTAATCCAGTTGCGCCTAAGCCTTTACCAAGCTCAGTCATTGCAGGTCCAATCAACTGGAGTTTTGCTCCATCGATTTCTTCAAACTCTTTCATTGTTTGAGCAAGTTTGCTTAGACCATCTACGTCAGCTAGTTCAGAAACTAGACCACCAACTCCAACAGATGCTAAACCACTTAGCATAGATTCCATACCACCAGCTGCGGCTGAAAGTTTATCTCCATCTAGTTCTTCAAACGATTTAAGAGCTGGTTGAAGTCTTTCCATTCCTTCAGCAAGAGTTGGAAGCGCCTTACCCATAATCCAAGAAGCGGCAGCAATACCAGCACTAACTGCTGCAATAAACCCACCAATACCAACACCAACCAGTGGCAGTACAACAGCAAATATACCTGCGGCCTTGAGCATTCCTGGGTTGCCCATTGCCATAACAAAGCCTGATAAAAGACCACCAGCTCCTTGGCCAACGGCTTTACCTACTTTGCCAACAGCGCCCATCTTTCCAGTTTCTTTCTCACCACCTTTATCTTTGCGCTTAAAAAAGCTACTCAGTCCACCACCTTTTTGTTCAGGCATTGCTCCTGCTGGAGCAGCAGCTGGAACCAAGCCAGGTCCACCACCTCTAGATGCTTCTCTTCTTGCTTCCCTGTCTTCCATCCATCTTTGTTTTTCTCTTTCTGCATCCATAGCAGTAAGATCAACAAAAGAATCCATAGAGGCTGCAATTTTTTCTAATGCATCTTGTGAGCTTTCAAGACGTGATGCCATCTCAGCATTTGAGATAGGAAGTCCAGTAATAGCATCAACAACAGCTTGATCAGTCCCAGAAAGCTTTACGCCTGCTTGTTCTCTAAGTTCTTCATTTGCGTCTCGGAAAGCTTGAGTAAGCTGTTCACGATTCATTCCTTCAGGGTTAATTCTTTCAACACTTGCAGCATCTTCCGTCCCTGGGGTTGGCATAGATGCAGCAATATTTTCTGGAGTAAAGGCTTCACTGACCTTTTCGGCCATTTCAATTTGAGCTTCAGCAGCTTCAGTCTGAAGATTGGTTGCGTCTTCTTGGCCCTTTAATATACCAAATCTTTCTAAGAGTTCATCTTGCTCTTTTTTGGTATTTGCAATTTCTTCTTTTTGTCTATTCTCTGAAATAGCTAAGAGCGCTTCTTCTCTTGTAGCAAATTGTCCCTGCTCAACAGCAATATCCGCAGCCATTCTACGAAGTTTCATTTCTTCTCTATTGGCCGCTTTTCTTTGTTTTCTTTCTTGCATTGCATCTTTGATTTTATCACCAAAGTATGCGCCACCTAATGCAATAATAGGAGAGTCCGTCATTTGGAGGAGACCAAGACCAGCAATAAGCGGAGCTGCTTCAGTAATTGCATCACCGATCTTTTCGGTAATAGCTTTAGTCTGAAGTTTAGCTTGCTGCTCTTGACGAGCCATAATCATTTGAAATGCTGGATCGTCGCGCAGGCTACTAGCTGACACACGGGATGTATCAACTGATACGTTTACTGGTCCGTTTTCTTCCGCCATTTTTTCTACCTATGACTGTTTTTTTGTCTTTCGTTTTCTTCTTCAACCCATTGGATTAACAAAGCAACGTATGTTTCCCTCTCCCACGGCATCATATTTTCTATTTCACTTATACTCCATTTGTGATGTTGAGCCAAAGAAAAATTCAATTTATAGTACTCAAATAGAGACATATGAGAGAGGGACATTAGAAAAAATCAGACAATGTCTCTAAATTAAATTCCTCGGTTTCTCCACATTTCTCACAAGCATATTTTACTTTAACAACATTTCTTGGCATCTCTTCAAAAAACTTCTGAAGCTTTTCCAAGCATTCCTTATTCAGATCTTCAATAAATTCTTTTGCTTCTTGAATAGAATCTGGTTGAAAAACTGAATCATCTGTATACAAGCAATCAATACATTGAGCAACTAGAGAAATGATAGTATCATACTCATTTAGATTCTTGTCAATATTACCCACCATTTCAATGGTAGGATAATTAAGTTTGATTCCATACTTTTCATTCAATTGAATGGTTTGAGTATGACCTTCAACTTTTCTGACTTCAATATCATCTACTTTTAATTGCACTCTTTGTACGTGATCGCATTCTTCTCCCTTTGAGTTTACACCTTCTTTATGTCTATAAAAAAGATCAACAATCTCACCAACAGATTTAGCTCTCATTTGAACAAAGAGATATTCTAAGTCAAAAGATGGAAGCTTTGAAACATTAATATCTTCAGCAATCAGACAACTTTGTACGATTTGTCTCACTGTGTTTACAATATTAGATGCGTCTTCAGCTTCTCTAGCAATTAGAAGTAACTTTTCCTCTTTAACTCTAAAAGGATGAAATTTTACTTCTAGTCCACTTGGTAATGTAGTCTCAAAGATTGGTAAGTCAATCTTAGGCAAAGCCATAATATTTGTCTCCTAAATTAAGTAGCAATTGTGACAACAGGCGCATATCCATTCTCAATTACTTTCTCTTCTGAGAATGAATAGTACGCTAATTGACATGTAAAGGTTGCGATTGTGCCACCCTGATCCCAACCCAATGTTATCTCATTCACATTCAATGGATAAACTTCATGGAGTGTAATTTTGTTTAGTCTTGTTCCATCAACTGAATAGTTGTAGATTTCAGCCACTCCAATAATTTCGTTGTAGTAATTAACTCTTTTGTTTGCACCTGGGAACCAACCACTTGCACTTCTTGTTCCAACACCGTGTGCTAACTCTTGCCATTTCATAAAGATTTCACGTTCATAATAGTTTTCAGAACATGTAACTGTAATGTTTACGTCATTGGCAATATAACTATATGGAATCTTTCTTAAAGGCCCGTGATACTTATACTCAGTAGTCTGTATAGATTTCCCAGGTAGATTAGTAGCACTGATTCTAAAAGTAAGATCTTGAATTTTATTAAAGTCTTCTTGCAAAGTAATTGGAGGGACAATCAACATATCATAATGTGATGCCCTAGCCAAATGTCCTTTTAGACTTGATTGAAACGAATTGACATTCATTAGATCATCTTCCTACTGTCTCGCCATACTTTTGATTTTGAAGCTTTTGCAAAATCTTCGGTTGGAAGGAACAATGCAATATCCCATTCTGCCGGTTCAATTCTAAGATACCTAGATCTTACATGTTGTGTAAGATAATGCTTCACACAAGGCTTAAATGGTGCAAACTTAGCTGCGCCTTTAAGCAAATCATATGATGCAGCAATTCTTGTTGATTCATCAAACTTTTGGTTATTGACCACATCATAAAGAGCATCCATTAGTTTTGCTCTTAATGGTAGTGGTAAATAATGAAAATTGATTCCTAGAAATCCGCCTGGTGCTGGGCCAATAGGAATAACTAAAGGGAATCTATCATAATATGGTAGAGTTTCTTTGTGCTTTGGATCGTAATAAAAAGAGTACATAATCCCAGGATATGCTTTATTTCTTAATCTATCCTTATCACCTTTAAGTATTGCACTAGGAGATGTAGAAACTGCTTTAGCTGTATTTCTAAACCATCTACGGGCAGCAGTTGTCCGAGCCGGTATTTGACCAGATCTAACACCTTGTGATAGAATCTTATCGAAAACGTATGCTGCCATTAAGCTAATCCAAGTTCTTTTTCGGTAATCACTATAAATTCCCAGTTACGATCTTTGCAATATTCTTTTGCATATTTCCACTTGTAACTATTTATAGCAAAAGTCTGTACCTCTTGAAGATATCGCTTAGTTATTTTTGTCTTCTTTACTGGTGGATCAACTTGTTTTCGTGGTTTTACTTCTAGCATATATGTTTTGTGCTGTCCATTCTTATCTTTCATAGTAGCCATAAAGTCTGGATAATATCTATGCCATCTTCCAGTAATTGGATGCTTGTAAGGTACTATGATTTCTTCACTTGACCAGTTAATTACATTTGGATTCTGATCAAGCCAATTCATCAGGCGTAGTTCCCAAGAGGATCTATACACTACGTTTCTAATATCACCTTTATATTTGGTCGGAAATTTTGGTTGATATTTACCTTTGTAAGACATGCTCTAATCATTATAAATAGTTAAGGATGGATTGTCTCTACTATTTATAAAGGTGTTCGAATGGCCGAAGAAACCGAAAAGTTCAATGGCGCAGCTGAGCTGGGTCGCAAGTTCTTAAAGACTCAAGGGCTGGTGCCACAGAGTACAGCCTCATCGCCTTCATTTGCAAAGCTGTTTAGAACTAATTCTTCAACACCACAATCTCTAACATATCCACAAGATCTAGTATCTCGTGAGAATTTCTTTGTAGCATTTAGAGCAATCAAAAGAGAATATCCAAGTAGAAAAGCAGTAGCCTCAAATGACCAAAGACTAGCAACAATTAGACTTCCATTCCCAGGTGAACTTAGCACTGGTTACGGCCAATCTTATAATAATATTGAGGCAGGTACTCTAGGGTCAGCTGCTCAAGATGTTGCATCTAGTGGGAGTGTATTGGAAGGTTCAAAAAAAGCAATCGCTGGTATGGCGCTTAAACTTGGAGAAAAAGCAGTTGGAGAAACTGCAGCAAATATTGCTAAACTAACTGCCGGCGCTTCTCGTAACCCGCACATGGCAGTGCTATTTGAAGGCACAGAATTTAGATCACATTCTTTTAATTTTAAGCTTACCGCTCTTCAGCAAAATGATGCCGTTGCTATTAAGAATATAGTCACTGCCTTCAAATATTTTTCATCTCCATTTATGATTGGAGAAACATACACCTTTCCAGACGAATGGGAAATTCAGTTTATGTCCGCACAAGGACCACTAAACATGCTGTTTACTGTTGGTCGTAGTATATTGAAAAATGTTGGAGTGAAGTATGGTACTGAAGGAGCTGCTGTTTTTACACGAGACAATGCTCCACTTACAGTTGACCTTACTTTAGAATTCCAAGAAGTCAACCTTGTCAGTAAAGACGATATTGCGAATCTGAATAGGTAAAACACATGAGCTTTTATTTCAAATACATTCCTAAAACTGATTATACCTTTAAGATTTACAAAGGTACGAACCCGTCATATCTTACTGGTCAGCATTCTGCTGATGAACCAGGTAAGTCAAAACAAGATGACACATATTATGATGTTCAAGACATTACTCGTAGATTTGCATTAGAACAAATTATACCAGCAAGACAAGGTTTGTTTTATGACTATCTAATTGAGGAAAATGAAACAGCTCAAGAAATAGCTTCTAGATATTATGGTGATGCAAAACTAGATTGGATTATCTATTTAGCAAATAAAATTCATGATCCATATTATCAATGGCCTATGGATTCATATACTTTTGAACTTTACATTAAGAAAAAATATGGAAGTTTGGCTGAAGCTCAGGGAAATATACATTCATACTGGCAAATTATAACAAAGCAAAGAACACTAGATACTGGCAATGTGATTAAGCAAAGAATGATACAAGTTGATTTGACTACGTATAATTCCTTAGCACCTGCAGACAGATTATCATATTCAGATTATGATTGGGAACTCAAAGAAAACGATGATAGGAGAACTATAACCATCATAGATGCAGACTTTGTTCCAGATATTATTCGTAGAGTTCAGAAGTTGTACAGATAATGGCAAAAAAGTCAGACGATTATAGACCAGGTGCTTATGAGTTAATTGATATTCGAATGATGAATTCGGATACAACTGAAACTGTAAGCTTAACGCGCTTGTGTGTCTATTTTAATCTATATGAAGACATTTATAAAAATTGCATGCAAGCAGACTTTCATCTAGTTGATGGCCAAGGTCTATTTAGTGACTTTCCAATCAATGGTGATGAGGTTATTGAGCTTGCATATAAAACTGCCAGTGAAGATTGCGAACTTGTAAATCTTCTTTTTAGAGTCTATAAAATTGGTCCAAGAGAACCAGTAACAGATAAATCAGTTAGTTATACACTTTATGCTGTTTCAGAAGAAGCAGTTGTTGATAATACATTAAGAGTTCATGGTGTTTATAAAAATAAACCAATCAATTTAATTGCTAAAGATGTTTTTGACGAATACTTAAAGATGGCTTCATCTGGTATTGATGAAGGAATCAATATAACTGGTAAACCGGGCGGTAGTCAATTAAGAGTTGAAGCGATTGATGCACTTACTGAAATAACATATCCTGATGGTAAAGCATTTAGCGCTGAGATCTCTAAAGGCAATGTGAAGTTTATTGGCAATGGTATGAGACCTATCGAATTTATTAACCTATTAGCATCTGAAGCTGAAGGTCTTAATAGTAAAAGTTCTACCTTTCTCTTCTATGAAAATGCAGATGGATATAGATTTGAGACAATAGAACAAATGGGAGCTAGTAATCCAGTTGAAGAATATATCTATGTTATGAAAAATAGAGAATTAAGTGCAACACAAAAATCAAAATTTTTAGAATATCAGAAGATTGAACAATTAACGGTTCAACCACTATATGAT